AAAAGAATGGCTCAAGCAGAACTGGGTAAGGATAGGAACGGATGGATCGATTAAAGGCCCTTGCGGAACGTCGAAAGATAAGAAAAACCCTGACCGTTGCTTGCCTAAAAGAAAGGCTCTTAGCCTCACGAAAGCGGAGAGAGCAGCAACTGCTAGAAAGAAAAAGAAGGCTGGGGCTAGAGGAAAAACAGTCGTTGCCAATACACCTAGAGCAAAAGTCAGAAGCTAATGAGGAAAGAACACAAAAGTAAAAAGGGAGGACTTACTGCCGCTGGTCGTGCTTACTTCAAGCGCAAGACAGGTGCTAACCTAAAGCCTCCTGTTACTGAAAAGAATCCAAAGGGTAAAAGACTTGCCCGGAAGAAATCATTCTGCGCTAGAATGGCAGGAGTCAAGGGTCCAATGAAGGACAAGAAAGGTAGACCAACACGAAAGGCACTAGCCTTGAAGCGTTGGAGATGTTAATCAATGCAGGAGTACAGGTCATACGCTAGCCTAGATGACCGCATCCTCAAAGACGGGGATGTAGGCTTTGTTGGGTTCAACAATAGGCTTAGACCCGATCAGCTACAGGGCGGTATGCTGGCTGATGCTCAGAACGTCCGCTTTGATCGCAACGGTGAAGCACAGGTCCGTAAGGGTATCGAGGTTATTGAAGCCCCGTTTGCCGTAGGTGGAGATGTACTTCGACTGCCTACTACAGCACAAATCGATGATGGAGTTACGGCTTTGCTCCCTACGACTATTGAGTCAGCAAATCTTGTTGGTTCTGATAATAAGGTTAGCATTGTTATCAATGACCCAGCAATAGAAGCGGGACATACATTTGTAGCAACTAATTCTGTACAAGTAGAGGGTCTTGGTTTTAGTACAGTTGACCCTAATGGCACGCATACATTAGTTTCTGTTACTGATAACGGAGATACCAAGACATTAAAATACGACTTATCGGGTAGTGACGAAAGCTACAGTGCAGCTGTTGCTTTGCCAGAAGACCTAATAACAACAGCAGGAGGGTTTTTAGTTGGAAAAACTTATACTATTGTGAGTGTAGGCAGTACGGATTTTACAGCTATTGGCGCATCTTCAAATGCCGTAGACGTTGTTTTTACTGCTACGGGAGCAGGATCAGGAACTGGAACCGCCTCTTTTAACTTAAATGCCAATACAACACAGGCCATTATTGGGTTCAATATGGTTCTTGACGCAGGGGCAGTCACCGAGGTTTATGCAAGTGCTGAGTTCAGTGACCCTAATGAGAACGCAAGTCAGTATATCCTTATTGCTTCTAATCTTAAGGTTGTTGCCAAAAACCTAGCAACGAACGCAACTGTAGACATTGCTTACCCAACAGGCGAAACTGTGCCACCTGAATCCTCAATGCTTCAAGCGTTTAATAAGGTGTTCATATTCCGCAAGGGTCAAGTAGCCCTAGAATGGGATGGTTCGTTTAGCACAATTACGGCGGGTAGTTTTGAGGTAGGCAGAACCTACACAATTACTGCGGTTGGCAATACTGACTTTCAAGCTATTGGTGCTTCGGCAGACACTATAGGCGTTACCTTTACTGCTACCGGCGCAGGATCAGGGACTGGCACAGCTACATCTGCATTTTCTAAGGTAGCCAGCGGAACCTATACGCAGCCAGTACCTCTGTCTTTAACGGATATTGATTATGCAAGTGGAGTTGGTACAGCTACTGCAAGTACAGCAGCAGTTGCTACTTTGCTAGTTGGGGACACCTTAACTTTTACTGATGCGGGTTCTTCTACTTATTCAGTAGGCGATACCATAACTGTGCAAACGATACCTAGCACAACTACCTTTACTTTTTCTACAGATAAAGCTGACGCTACGAACAAAAATGGTACTGTTCAAAAGAGAGTATCCGTAGGTCTTGGCTTCAGCCATATGCCAGCCCCAGAGTTTGCTGTGTATCATCAACGTAGGTTGGTTATGCCGTTTCAGTTCTCGGTCGATGCAAGCGCGAACTCATATACATCAAGAGGTATCCTCGATGAGGTCATTGCTTCAGATATTCTTGACTCCGATACCTACGATCAGATCTACGCTCAGTACAGATTTAACGCAGGTGAAGCTGACTTTACGGTAGGGCTGCACTCCTTCTCTGAGGACAACCTGATGGTGTTCAACCGTAATAGCATTCACCTAATATCTAATACAACGTCTCTACAATCAGCTAGCACTAAGCTATTGACTGATGAAGTTGGCTGCGTGGCTCGTAAGAGTATTGAGCAGGTCGGCAATCAAGTTATATTCCTGTCCGACAATGGTGTTTACAGCACTCAGTTCTTTGATGAGTACAACCTTCGTGGAACAGAGACACCTCTAAGTGAACCTATTAACGAGACAATCAAGCGAATCAACACGGATCAGCGGAGCCAGGCCGTAGCTGTTTACTTCGATAATCGTTACTTTATTGCCGTGCCTCTCGATGATGCGCTTCGCAATAACGCCATACTTATTTACAACTTTCTCAACAAACAGTGGGAGAGTATAGACAGTGTTAATAGCACGGACTGGGACATCCAGAACCTAATAGTTGCTGGTGAAGGAAGCCAGCGGGGTGTTTATGCCATAAACAGACTAGGCGGCATCCATAAGGTAGATGCTCGCTTACAGGGCGATGACTTGATTAATGTAAGCATTGGAGGCTCTAATGAAACCAAGACTGTTAAGGGAAGTATTACTACTCGCCAATATACCTTTGGCAACATGAGCAGAAAGAACTGGAAGGAGTTCCAGATGCACGTAGAAAGCAGTGCAGACAATGTGAGTAATTTTGACCTATCGGCTGAAACAGAGAACCCAGACGGAATATTTACTTTAGGAACCCTTAACAGCTTCAACGGTAATGCTGATTTAGCCGCAGCTGAAGATGTGTCCATACGTGGTAGAATAGGTAACCGCAGAGGTCACGGCATACAATTTACAGTAAACAATACACAAGGGCGACCAAGAATTAGATCAATACAAACTCAAGGAGCAACCTCCTTTAGATCAACACAGAAAGCAGAATAATGGCAAGATTTGTAACAGGCGAAACATTTGGAACAACCGATACGGTAACAGCTACTAAGCTCAATAATGCCGTCAACAACGCTGCAATATCAACGGACTCCGTAGATAACAATACAATAGAAGTAAATTCTAACGCGCTTCGATTAAAGGACAGTTCAAGCAAGACAACGGGCGTGACCTTTGCTAAAATGCAGCACATTAGCACTGCTAAGGTGCTTGGTCGTGTTACCGCTGGTGAGGGAGACGTAGAAGAGGCATTTGACTTCAAGGATGAAGATAATATGACATCAAATAGTGCAACTGCGTTAGCCTCTCAACAAAGCATTAAGGCATTTGTAGACAACTTGATTGGAACAGCAGATAAGTCAAGTGCCTCTGGGTTAGTCACAGAAGGAGAACAGGGTTCTTTAACCTTGGGCGGTGGATTAATTATTAAATTTGGTACTGCAAATAAAAATACTACAGCAGCAGTTGCAGTTACTTTTAAGGACTCATCTGGAAGTGCAAGTCCATTTCCTAATGGAATATACGGAGTAAGTGTAACATCAAATGAAAGTGTTGGTTCAGGCGCAGAAGTAGCTGGGGCTACTGCAGCTACCGTAAATGGTTTTAATTTGCAAGGATATTCTAACAATAGTAATGCTGCGATTGGTCGTTGTTTCTTTATTGCTGTTGGATACTAAATAAAATATTATGGCAGTTATAACATCAGGAAAAACATTTGCTAACGGCGAACAGCTATCGGCAGACAAACTTAATCAAGTAATTACAGCGGCAACCTTTAATTCAACCGACGCTGTTGATGGTAGTACAATGACCCTTGTTGGCGGTGCTATGGCAGTCCGCGATAGTGGTATTGTTACAGCTAAGATAGCTGACAGCAATGTTACTAAAGCTAAGATAGAAAATGTAGCCAACATGAAGGTGTTAGGTAATACTTCTGGAAGTGCAACTTCGCCTCAAGAGGTTGCTATTCTTGACGAGGACAACATGACTTCTGATTCTGCTACTTCTTTGGCTACACAGCAAAGTATTAAGGCATTTGCAGGAATGATCCCTGCTCAAAATGGTTCAGGTGGAGGTTATGCAAGTGAAGAGAGTGTTACTTTTCCAAATGGGCTAATAATAAAGTTCGGAAGTGTTTCAGCTTCTGGTAGCAGCAATACAGATATTACTTTTGGTTCTGCATTTCCAAATGCCACGGTTAGCGCACAAATTAGCCATCAAGTAGATAGTGGTAGTGCAACGGGTGCTGTTTACATTAGGACCCTCAGCAATAGTGTTTTAACAATTCGTAACAACGCAAGTGGCACTAGAACTATAAATTGGTTGGTATTTGGTAGATAATGAATCCCCTACTGCACTCAGTTCAAATAGCATTGAAAAATGCTACACAGATAGAAGCCATAGCCTTCATTAATAAGGTCGTAGATTTCTGTATTGAAAACGAGAACGGTAGAGTACTAGAGGGATGGCCAGAGGATAGAATGCAGTTACTCATTGCCTACCATATAGCGAAGCATACCTTTATTTTTGAGCAAGACGAAGAAGGTAATATTCAAGGTGTATTTATGTGGTATAATTGCAATGAGGACGACGGCTGGCCTTTTGTTCAAAACTGGGAGGCCGATGACCCAGAGGGCAATGCAATCTTTATGGCCTTCTTATTTGCAGACAATACTGATACCTTTAAACGAATTACACAGAATTTTATTATCCGATGCCCTGAGGTCATGCAAAAGAAACTACTAGGCGTAAGATACAGAAATCAAAAACCTACTAAGGTTGAGTACACACCTAAATTATTTAACAGAATACTAAGAATATAATATTATGGGAGGCAAAGGATCATCATCACCACCACCACCACCACCGCCAGAAGCCATTGACCCAGCTAAGGCAATGGGTGAATACTTATTCGGCAGAGGATTTAGCAGTTTTCGAGGCATTACTGACCCTAGATTACAGCAGCGATTGCTTGCTGCAGAGCAACGGTTTCGTCCGCAGTACGCTGCACTTGAGCTTGCGGATATTGAAACGTTTGCTACTGGTGTTCCTGGAGGCAGGGACAATCCTCAGTATCAAAGACTTGAGGCTGAACTAGCTGGATTAGAAGCGGGTGAGGGATCAATTAGTAATGCAGAAGCAATGAGGATTGCTAAAGCATCGGCAGGATCTCCTCCTTCACAAAGAGTTAGGCAAACAAGAGGTTTTAGGGGTCCTCAAGGCAGAACAACCACGGTCGAAGTTGATAACCCTAATTACGACAGACAACTAGCTGAATACAACAACAAGGTTCAATCATTAGCTAATAGACTTAGCGGACAAAATCGTAAGGATCGGATTGCTTCTATTAGGGCTGAAATGAAACAGCTTGAGGCTTCACCAGGACAAAGAGGACTCTTTGATTTACTAGAGGAGCAGTCAACCCGTGCGGGTGCATTACAGCGTGAGCAGTTACAATTACAACGTGAGGCTGACGTAGGTGCATTACAGGAGTTCGCGCCTCAAGTAGTTGAGGCTTATCGTGCCGCTGACCCTGCTAGCACAGCAATAGCAGAGCGTGTATCTCGTAGGGCTATGGGAGAACTGACTCCAGAAGAGGAGCGAAACATACAGCAAAGATCCAGACAGGCGAGTCTAGCAAGGGGTCGCATTGGTGACTCATCTTCTCTAGCGGCAGAGGCTCTTGGTCGCTCGGACTACACAGCGCAGTTTGCGCCTCAAGCCTTTTCAATGAACCGTCAGCTAGCCGGTGATATAGGTAGCACCATCCTTGGTCGTCCTTCCGCTGCTATTGGTCTAGGCGGTCAAGTCCTAGGACAGGCACAGGCAGGAGCAGCAGGACCTATGGGACCTCAGTTATTTGATCCGAATGTAGGTATCAACATGGCCCTGCAACAACGATCACAGGACATCAATTACCAGGGTGCGTTAGCTCAGTCTAGTGCTGCACAAAGTGCTGGTAGATCAGAGATGTTCGGTTCTATAGCAGGTGGACTCTTAGGTGGTCCTTTTGGAGGCGCACTTGGTGGCAAACTGTTTGGTTAATAAAAATTAAAGAAATACAATATGGCATTTCAAGTAGGAACGAGAGTACGCCCAGAGTTGGGTACTGCGGACTACAGTGGCTTCACAAGAGCCGCTGAGATACGGGCTAACACACTAGCGCAACTAGGTGCTACCATTAGTGGGGCTATTAACAAATATTCTGTTAACAAACAAAAGAAGGAAGAACAGAAGCTTAGATACGAATCTATTCTTCCTTATACTACAGAGCGATTTGGAGCAACCGAAGGCGAAAAAATGGCACAAACCTTTTCAAAGGATCCAGCTACCGCGGCTTCAATATTACAGTTTGCTGAACTTGTTGAAGAAAAACCCTTTAAACCTACTAAAAAGGAGCTTGATGGTATCACGCTTATTGAGACGTCGGAAGGACAGTTCGAGCAACCGAGGGCTGAAGCTGATGAACGAACTGCTAGTATGAAAGATTTTGACGCTCTCATGGGTCTAGATGTACCACGTGAAGAGGCGATTGAAATGGCGTTTGGTGACAGGGGTGGAACTAACATTACCGTTGGTGGTGAAGCACCGGTTGGTGACATGATTCTTAGACAAACATTCAATGAGGATCAGCAGTATCTCTTAGACAATGTTCAACCCGCTCTTAATTCCATACCTAACCTTCAGTACATGGAAAAAATGCTTAATGTTGTTGGTGAGGAAGGAGAAGTTATAACTGGTAAATTAGGACCAATAGAGACATTTTTAAAAGGCGTTGCTAAAGACCTTGGTCTTGGTGAATTTAAGGATGTTGCTGCTACCGAAACCTACTTAGCTACTGCTGGTAGGCAAGTTGGACAAATAATTAATCTTTTTGGTGCTGGAACAGGTCTATCAGACGCTGACCGTGAATACGCTGAAAAAATTGCTGGTGGTCAACAAAAATTAACTAAAGAGGCATTACAAAGATTAGTACGTCTTGGTAAAATAGTCATTGAACATCAAATTAAAACATTTAACAATCAGATCGACAGAACTTACAGACCTGATATTGTAGGTGAAGGGGTCAGCAGATTAGCAAAGGCTCGATTATTTACTCCGAATGTAGATAAATTGTTTGATTATGATACATCAATAAACGCTATTGATGGAACCGGAGGAAGTCTCATGCAACCAAACGAGATGGATGAGGCAGAAAAAGTTTTAAAGAACTTAGGTCTACTTGATCAACCACAATAAAATACATGGCTACAAAAGAAAAAATAGCCAGCGGAATTATAGAGCTTAAAAAACGTCGTGATGCAGCTATGCAGGCCGGCGATCAGGCATCGGTTGCTAATTTAGATGCACAGATGCAAACATTAGCTGTTGCTTATCGTCAATCAAAATCTGAATCAATTAGCGCATCTGCCGATGCCATTGATGATTCCGTTGATCCACAAGGTCAAGCCGTTGAGTTACTTCACACGGGTGGTTATAAGGTCCCTGAGCCAGATATTGATTCATCGGGTGAATTTGCGGAGTCCATGACATCCGGTGAAAGATTAAAAATAGAACGCCCTCGTGTTTTATCTGCTTTGTCTAAAGCTACAGACATTCCAGAGAGTCAAATTGACATAACATCTGGACTACCTGGACTCAAGAGATTAAAGATGGGTGGTCTACGTGATGATTCACAAATCTTTAATTATCTAAGTGATCTCTATGGCAGAGATGGTGGAGATGTACGTACTGTGTCTATGGATTATGGAACTGAATTTTTGGTTCAGCACCCAGATCTAACTAATGGTCAATACGTACTTGCTGATGAATACGGGCCGAGTCTTAAAGATATATTAGATCTATCCAGAGAAGCTGCTGTTACTACATCGGAGTTAATAGGAACTGTAGTTGGACCTGGAAAAGGGTCGGTCGCATTCACTGCACTCAAAACTGGGATCGGTTCAGCACTTGCTAACCTAGGAATAGATACAGTTATTGGTAATCCCGATGCAGACGAAGATACCCTTAGTCAAAATATTGGAAACGCACTGACTGAGGGCGGCAAAACCGCTTTATTAGATCTCGGCGTAGGACTTGGTGTTAAAGGTGGAGTTAGAGTACTGGGCAAAGGACAGTTAGGCGTAGATGCTCAAGCTCAAAATTTAGCGGCATCAAGAAAACGCTTAGAAAAGAGATTTAATATGGAGTTTCCAGAAACCTTTGCGACCAGAGAAGGCACGATGGAGGCACTTGAGCAGCAAGAAGAGATTGTTTCAAAGTATTCTGATGGATTTATGGCAGGGCTTGCCAGAAAAGCAGAACGTGCGCGTGATATTATTTATGATTTAAGTAGACAACTGACCGACCTCTCTACCAAAGACTTTGGAATTTTGTATCGTTCATTTAGGAACAACCAAATTGAACGAACAGAAAAAACTGTTCAAGAAATTGCACAGAATGATTTGTTGATAGGCAGGGCTTTAAACGAAGCAATTAGTAGCCGTATTCAACGATTAGGATACTCTGCAGCTAATTCATCGGATGAAACTGGTAGCATTGTGCGTAACGCGTTTATAGAGTTAAAAAGGGAAGCAAAGAAAGAATCTGATAGACTTTATGACATTGCATTTGATATGGCAGATAGTCTTGGTGTCACTTTGAACCCATCAGCGGTTAGTAAAACTATAGAAAATGTTGTAAATTCATTAAACTTGCCAAAAGACATAAAGGGCGAAGTTCTTAATATATTTAAACCAAAGGGACTAAATAAGGTCAGCCGTCAGGCAGGTGCATTAGGAGAGCAAATTACTGAAGACCTGCCAATTATATACGGGGCTAGTGGCGATATTGCAGCAGGTGGTCAGGTATCAGAGTCAGCCGTCCAGAGTCTGTCGCTTAGACAACTAGATAATTGGAGAAAAGAGGTAAAAGGGGTTATCAATCGCCAGATAAAACAAGGCAAGGACACTTCTGAACTTAAAAAAGTCCAGGAATCAATTGAAGGTATGATTGATAGGGCTATGAAAACTGGTGGAGATGATTTAGTAGAAGCGAACAACGCTGCTAAGTTATTCTTTGAAGAGTCCGTAGTTCCATTCAGGGCAAAGGGAATAGCTGACCTGTCAACGAAGGGCAAGGCACAAGAATACACGTTAGGAAACCTCCAGGTTATTAACAAGTTTTTTAATGGCCCAAGAGCAGTAGAAAACCTTCAGGAACTTAAAAGAGTAATTGGCACAAATGCACCAGCATTAGAAAATATGCGATCTGCTTATTTACATAACCTAATGGATAAAGGCATTAGGTATGATGGCAGCGTCGATTACTTGAAGTTAAACCAAGTTGCTTTCGACAAAAATGTTGTTCGTGAGTTATATGGCGAACGGGCAGTTAAGGGATTTGATGAACTCGATCAACTTATGAGGTTAAATAGTGCGACAGAGATAACCCAAGAGATTATTGAGTCCATGACCAGAGTAAAAACCCCTGCGGATATAGAATCAATTTTAGATCTAGCCCGTCAGCAAGTTAGAAAAAATAATTACATCAAAAGGAACTCAGAAAAACTTATTGGCAAAATTAGATCCGGAGAGGTATCTATGGAGGATCCAAGAGATTTGATTGCAGCCGTAAGAGGTCTAAAAGCTGGTGAGGCTCGTGAGTTCATGGCTTCCCTTCCAAATACTGGAGGAATTAGACAGTCCTTTCAGCAAGAATACTTAAACGATTTAATGACGATTGCTGGACGTGGTTCATCCGCAGGTCAAAGAACTTCTAGGAAGATGGGATCAAGAGATCTTTGGGATTATAAATTGATGGATCAAATCATTCGTAACCCAAAACAAAGAGCTAATTACGAAGCTATTCTGGGCAAAAAGACATTTAAAGATCTTTCTGATCTCAACAACGCACTTAAGTCCTTCTCGAGAAGAAAAGCACCTCAATCGAGACTGTTTGGTGTGCTTAGGAGGGGTTCCGAAGGACAAGGAATTATTTCTGGTACAATTTATGGCTCATTTGATTATATTAGACTTAGGCTTCTGAGTGCTGCATTTTCTGCTGGTGACTTAACTAGAGTTCTATCCAAAGCAAGAAATGAGGAAGAACTTTTAGAGAAGTTATTGCCAACGATGTTAGCCACGGCGCGTGGAGTTGAAGCCCTGACCTATGAGGCTGACAAGGATCCTAGGTTCCAATTATTTATCAATAAATACCTAAATAATAGCTACAAAAATTAAAAATACTTTAGATTCCGTAATTCTAATGTTGAACGGCTTAAAGTAAAAGGGGCTGTCCCGCGCCTAATAAAACGGAACAGCCCCCAAGGACTAACAAAAGTGCGGACCATGAAAAAACCGCACTCCGCCTGGGATTACTCCTTAGGCTTACCTTGTATTTGTACTATTGAACCAACTAACACACGAACCATTGTGTGGTAGAATAATTATAGCATGGATGCACTATGTCTTATGTCAAGAGGAATGCTCTAACCTGTGACAGTTTGCACAAAGAAGTTCACACTTCTTTAATTCATTAATAAATGTCTCTCGATTTCCTGTCCTTCTAAAGTGGGTGATGGGTCTAACTTTTTCATATTCAGGCAGGTGATGGCAGTCGAACTGCACTGCCTTTCCTTTGAATCCACACTTCTTGCAGACATATCCACCAAAAAAATCCTCAATGGTTTTTTGATAAATAAATGACCGCTTCTGGTGTGGCTTCATATCAAATGAACTGCGAGTAATCCTCCATCTGCTGAGTGCCTTTGTTGAAGAGGATTCGGCCTTGAGTATATCCCATGCCCTCCCTCTGCTTGGCTAGGGTCCAGCGGACGTAATCAGTCCCCTGTTCCCTCTCCGATAGTGTTTGCCACAGGAATATAATACTGTCCGCATCCTGCTCCAAGGCTCCGCTCTCACGTAGGTCGGACATAATGGGTGATCGGTCATCCCTTTCGGATTCACGGTTCACCTGCGCCAGCAACAAAACAGGTATATCTAAGTCCTTGGCTAGTAGTTTTAGTTCACGACTAATCTCTGCAACCTGTTGTTCTCTGGATATGTTCTTGGACATGGGCTTTATCAGTTGGCAGTAATCAATAATGATTCCATTTACGTTATGCTTCCTGTGCATACCTCTAGCCGTTGCAAGTATGTGATCCAGCCGATATACGTTATCACGGATCCAGCAGTTCCAACCCTTTACGGTTTCGGTAGTCTCCTGCAGTTTCTGCATCTTGTCCTCTGGGGCTAGCCCGTCCTCAAACCTACGCATATGTAAGCCTGAGT